GGCAGGTTGAGGGGGATTTCTCATCCCTAGGGTTTGGTATGACTAATTCGTCAGTGACCAAAAGGCGGTATCACACCGCCTTCCTTCAATCGGCCCTGCAATGGGGCCGATCGCTTGTCGTCTCTTCAGCTCCAGAACCAGGTGGTCGCGCCAAAAACGCGTACCTTCCCCGGCCAAGAAGCCTCTGAGTTCCGACACCGGGGGAACGTGCCAATCTAGCGCGCTCCTCCGGACCGTTGAGACAGCTGGGCTTCGATCCTGCCGGACCTGGGCTTCGCCGTCTGTCCAATCGCCTCTAGCAATTGCAACTATTAACCCGTCAGGGTTGTAGAAGCGCTTGCGTAGGCCCTCGGGCACCCAGATGGTGTCATCCTGTAGCCGCATGGCTTTCGTTTTTTGGACTACCGCTCTGTAACGGTAGATTCCATGTTTACGAAGTTGCGCGACTCCGGGCCACCACTCAGGCACCTTAAAGCCTGCATCGTCAGATTCCCAAGTAGGAACGGCATAAAACCGAGCTTTCTTGAGGAGGTATCGCAGCGTCATTTCGAGTTCTATACGATTTGACGCCGACCATCTGACGAGTTTGTTGAAGGCAACGTAAACATCGCGCGGTGAATGCAGGGCCTTTATATATACGCCCCGCACGTAATGACCTTTATAGAAGTCATACCCGCACGACTCACGGAACGGTCCCTCAAAGAAGGACTTGTCTGCGTTTACCGAAAACCCAAGGAGGTTGAGTACATGTGCGATTCGTCTGTACACATTGCTGTGTACGACGATATCATCGCCAAATACTGACCAGTTGGGTTTGCAGCCGTCAACACGGTTCAGGGTGATACCCTGTTCCGCATAAACCGCAGCAACGACCGCACTGAAGATTAAGGTTTGCAACGGGAACGTAAAACCGTTTCCCATTGTAGAGACCATATTCAGTGTGAGCGTAGAACCATCTGGAAGCCGGGAAACCGGCGACCTGAGGTCCCTGAGTAACTCGCTGAACCATTTCGGGAACAGCTCGTCTATCAGGCCTA